AAGCCAATCGCTCCCTGCGGTCCTGTAGGTCCTTGAGCACCAGTCGGACCCTGAGCACCCGTAGCACCCTGCACACCTTGAGGACCTATAGCACCCTGTGGACCGGTTGCTCCTTGTGTACCTGTAGGACCTTGTGCACCTTTAACGTTCTGAAGCTCGATAGCATTTAACGTAGGACCAGATGTTTCACCAAAATGCGTATTGCCACCCTGAGTAACTGTGCAATAGAGATAATAAGTATACGTTCCAGCTGCAGGGTTGTCGATGTGTGTAAATGCAAATGGACTGTTTTCACTGCCGGCAGATCCTTCATAGTGAACGTTGCCACTAATAGGTGTTGACCCACGCCAAAGTTGCAACTTACCCCAAGACCCAACTGCTTTATTTTCTGCATCACCGTATGCACCAATCTGTACAGGTGAACCACTAGTTGTGATAGTTACCGATGCTATTGCTTTAGGGACCGAATCGCTTGTAGTTACAAAAATCTGCGGAGCAGTATTCTGAACCCAGTTGATTGCTCCCATAAGAGCAGAACCAGTGAAACCAATAACGCCCTGAGGTCCTTGTGGTCCAGTTGCACCTTGTGGGCCAGTAGCACCCTGTGGACCTGTTGGACCAGCGACTGTAGAAGCAGAACCAGTAAAACCTATAGCACCTTGTGCACCCTGAGCGCCTTGTGCTCCAGTAGGACCTTGTGTGCCGGTTGGTCCTTGAGCTCCTGCTGGTCCTTGTGCACCCTGAGCACCTTGTGCTCCAGTAGCTCCTGTCGAACCAGTATAACCTGGATTGTTTGACCAGTATACTGAAGTTCCGTCTGAAACAAGCGCTTGGCCTGCAGTACCTAGAGATCCATTGGCATAGATTGAATTTGCATAAAGAGTATTTGCTTGGAAGTCAGCAATCTTAAAGCTGGCATTTGCTGTATCAATAAACGGTGAAGTGTCTGGCTCTGGAAGATAACTATCAAAGACTTTATATCGACCATCAGTCGCATCACGAAAGAAGCCAGTGTGATGATACGTTCCGTCGTTATATCCTGCCGAGAAACCAATATCAGGATTCGAGTCGGTCTTACCACGAGCAGTACCACCAGAGCTATATGAATCTACATTGGTATTTGAAACAGTAAAGTGAGTAGCATTGGCAAATAGAATGTTGTTATAAGTTCCGTTGAAAGAACTTGGCGAAATGCCGGCAACAAATACATCCCATCCAGCAGAGAAGTTGTTGTTTGCAACAAACGTAACAGTAGAGCCATTACCAGTAGCATTCGTAACCGTAGCAAGAATACCTTGGTTCATATAAAGCATGTTATCAGTAATAGACAGGTTATTGCCTGAGATACTGATAGTTGTACCAGTTACACTGAGGTTACCACCAATTGTAACATTACCACCAACATTCAACGAGGCTAGATTTGCACCGACTTCAAATGCAACAGATCCGTTTGAGGAGTAGACTTTATGGTCAGTAAGATTAACTGCAAACTCGCCAGCATCAATATAAGATGTGTTGCCAGAGTTTGTGGTGTTTGGTGTACGGCCAGAAATAGTCGTACGTTTGAATTGAATCTTATTGTTTGCCATATGGCTCCCCAAAGCAGATATATATCTTGTAAGCCAACTATTTAGTTGACAGTATTATTGTTTTTATTTATAATGGAACTATGATGAAGATTGCTTTTATAGATACACTCGGCTTGACCTATGACGGATCCACTCTTGAAAAAAGAGGACTTGGAGGATCTGAATCGGCCGTAATTCGCATGTCCGAAGAACTTGCCAAGATAGGCTTTGATGTTACCGTTTATAACGACTGCATGTCAGACGACTCTAAACCTGGTATTTACAATGATGTAAAATACTCACCAGTCGAAAACGCCAAAATCCAGTGTTTAAAATATGATGTGGTTGTTGTTTCTCGTTCAATTAAACCAATTGCAGAAGACTGGGGAACTGTACTAGAAGCAAAACATGTCGCTCTCTGGATGCATGATACCTTCTGTGAAGGCGATGATCAGATCGAATATCTAGTTAATGTCGGCAAGCTCCAAGAGATCTTTACACTCTCAGACTGGCATACAGGTTATGTCACTCATTGCGATCATGGATTCCGTCGTAACTATGATGTTCTGAAAAATCATATTTTTCTGACACGCAATGGTATAGGTAATATGAATCCAGGTTGGATTGATATTCGTGACAAGGATCCGAACCTCTTTGTATTCAATGCATCTGTGACCAAGGGAATGGTTCCTCTTGTCAAACAGATCTGGCCAGAGGTGAAGCGCCGTATTCCAGATGCAAAACTTAAGATCGTCGGTGGCTACTATAAGTTCCGTGAAGCGGCAGAACCAGACCAGCAGCAGAAGGACTGGACTGAACTTATGCTGCATCATGGGCACAGCATTGAGTTCACCGGAGTAATTACTCAGCAAGAGATCTCGGATATCCTACGCAAAGCTTCCTACATGATATATCCTGTAGGTTTTCCAGAGACGTTTGGCATCTCTACACTTGAAGCACTGGCTCATAATGTGCCACTCATTACATGTCAGTTTGGTGCCCTCGAAGAGACGGCAATCGATCTAGCATCGTGGAAGATTAAATATCCTGTTGAACCAAACTGGGCAATGCACTGGCTGAACCAAGAACACCAGGTGAATTTATTTGTTGACAAGGTCGTAGAAGCATATAATAATCCTTATCTGCGCCAGCAGAAGATGTATGCTTGTAACCAGGTGAAAGATATTTGTACTTGGGATACGGTTGCTCTTCAATGGAAGCAACATCTGTATAAGAAACTTGGTGAATACTTACCTGTTGATGAGTATCGTAAGGTTACAAAGATTAACCATAAGGTTCGTAAAGTATTCAACCGTCGGTTCTTGAATGCAGAGGAACTCCAACCAGTTAAGATCTCAGATGAAAAATCTATAGCTATTATTACACCTGTATATAATGCTGAAGCATACATCGAAAGGTGTATTCGATCTGTAGCCGCACAAGATTATACTGACTATCACATGTATATTATTGATGATTACTCAACAGATAATACAGTGAAGGTCGCCAAGGAAACCATCAACTCGCTTCCACAATGGCAACGTTGGCACTTTACTCTTCTACAAAACGAAGAGAATCTTGGCGCTGTTGCAAATCACTACGATACGATCAAGCAATTGATAACAGAACAGTATATCATGCTTCTTGATGGTGATGATTCACTTGTCAACGATCCGACTATCTTTCACATGTACAATAACCTCTATCATGAAGGTGCAGAGTTTACATACGGATCATGTTGGTCTATGGCCGATAACATTCCATTGATTGCTCAGGAATATCCACCTGAAATTAAGGCAAACAAATTCTATCGTTCGTACAGATTTAATTGGAACATGCCGTACACGCATCTGCGTACGTTTAAATCTTCGCTAGTTAAAAACTTGACAAAAGAAGATTTACAGATTGATGGAAAATGGCCAAGAGCAGGTGGTGATACTTCATTGTTCTATTATCTAATTGAACGAGCAGATCAGAACAAGGTTGTATGCGTAACAGATATTGTAGTTAACTATAATGATTTGAATCCAATCAACGACTACAAAGTACATGCAGAAGAACAGAACAAGACCGCTGCAAAAGTATTGAACACTTCGCCATTCTTTCCAGGACAGATCGATCTCAGACCGTTATGAAAAAAATCTTAATTGCCATACCAACTGCTCGTTATATCGAAGCAGATACATTCAAATCGATCTATGATCTGGAAGTTCCTGAAGGATATGAAACAACCTTTCAATACTTCTATGGATACAGAGTAGATCAGGTTCGTAACCTGATTGCCGACTGGGTTGTACGTGGATTTGATTATTTGTTTTCAGTCGATCATGACATTACGTTTCCACCAGATACATTAAAGAAGCTTCTTGCTCACGATAAAGATCTGGTTTCTGGTGTGTATCGCCAGAGACTTGAACCACAGATGCTTGAAATCTACGAACCGTTTGGTACACGTATGACAACTGAAGACCTCTATGCAAAGGACTGGAATCTAGTTGGCATTGGTGGTTGTGGCTTTGGCTGTGTGCTTGTCAAGAAAGAAGTATTAGCAGGTGTAGGCTATCCACAGTTTGAATATCATCCTGCTCTCGATCACAGCAATACGATCAGCGAAGACACTGATTTTTGCAAAAAGGCAATTACTAAAGGCTTTAGGTTGTGGTGTGACCCATCAATTCGTTGTGGTCACATTGGTTCTACAACTATGGTTGTAGAGATTCCGAAGATTTAGTTTTCTTTTTTAACTTCTCGAGTTCGAGAAGAGCCTGTTGATGTTCTACTTGAAGGCTGGCGTAACTCTTTTCGAGTAGCGCCAGCCTTGCTTCATGTAGAACGTTTTTACTTACGGATTCATGTAAATTCGCAGTCAGGCGATTGATATACTCATTAACAAATTCAGCTTCCATAATATTAGAACGTGCCTCCATCAAGTGTTCCGTAAACAACAGATGTGCCATTTGACTGCAGCACATATCCGTCTGTACCAACTGCAAGGTTAGTCATACCATTTGTTGAGTTACCAACAAGGATGCCACCGGATGTAAGTGTTGATAGCTTGAGTGTGTTAGCAGAAATATGTACTGGGATAGTACTATTTGCAGTGATGCTAAAGGTATTGCCAAGTGATAAAAGAGCGCCGGAATAAAGATAAGTTTCCAGTGCTGCAAGACCATAGCCAACACCCGCCGTATTAACAGTTGTTGTTGGTTCAGATTCAAGACCGGTAAAGAGCTTATAAACACCGTCTGTTGCATCACGAACAAGACCGGTATAACGGGTTCCGCCATTTGTGAACATACCATAGAAACCAACGTCGACGGTATCTGTACCGTTACCGTTAGCAACCTTAATCATAGGATCTTCAATTGTAAGGTTGTTTGTATCAATCGTGGTAAGCGTACCGGAAACTGTTAGGTTGCCAGAAAGAACAAGATCTGAAATCGACAGAGCATTATTAACATGCACACCAGTCGAGTTGACTGTAAGTGTAGAACCAGTTGGAACACTGATCGAGTCAGCAGCAACGCTAATGCTGTTTGAACCAACAACGTTTAGAGTAACGTCGCCAGTTGTTCCACCACCAGTAAGACCATCACCTGCGGTTACTGCAGTAATATCTGCTACTGTGTTTGACCAGTATACAGAAGAACCATTAGAGTGAAGAACCTGTCCAGCCGAGCCTATTCCACCGTTGGCAGAGATGCCTACGCCGCCAGCAAGCGTTATTTGACTTGCATTGGCAATAAAAGCACCACTGCCGGCAGAAATGACTGCGGCATTGACTGCAAAAGACGCAGAAACGTTTGCAACAGTAAGTGTTGTAGCACTCAGACTAGAATTAACTGTAGAGTTACCAACAGAAAATTCATTTGTATGGATTTTGCCACCAACACCTAAACCGCCAGTAATTACAACTGCACCGGTTGTTGTGTTTGAGCTCGATGTACCAATAGAGAATGTATGTGTATTTGTCCACGCATACACTGCAGCAACGTTAATTGAAACTGCACCCTGATCTAGCCAGTAGGTATTACCACCGGAATCTACAGAGAGAAGATATCCAGTACCAGGAGTTGATGTACCATTTGCGGTAATCGACTGTACAGTAAGGTTGGCAGTCTTAACCGAATCAAGATATCCAGTGCCATTGGCAACAAGAGCTTGATTTGCGGTGAGAACACCAGGATTAAATTTACCACCAATGGTGATAGACGCGCCGTTCGACCCGATAAAGAGATGATCGCCGTTTGCAGTAAAAGCCAGTTCACCATTAGCTAATGACGGAGGAGTGGCAGTATTTAAAGATCGTTTGATCTGAATTTGGTTAGCCATTATTGTTCCTCAACAAGTTTAAAATGTGCCTCCGTCGATATTACCGAGGTCTCCGATTTCGAGCGGTCTTACTTCATATTTATCACTTGTGGAATTATACACTAAAGTAGCACCGGATGTTACATTCACCTCGTCAACATCGCCAAAATCTTCAATGCTACGAATTTCGTTAATTTGATTCTTAAGAGTTACTGGTTTAGATGATGCAAGAGAGTCACCTGATGTGGTAACTCTTGCAACCATCTGAGAATTCTGTACAATTCTAGCTTTGAGAGCCATGATTACCTCGTAACTTGAGGAGTAACTGTTACAATACCTTCAACCAGACGAGAGACTGTATTGCCAGAACTTGTCAGTTCACAGTCATAAACATATCTACCAGCTGTTACGTTAGCAGATGTTGCAGCATTCATTGATAACGTAACACTGCCACCAGAAGCATTAATGGCAACATTAAATGCAGTAGCCGTAGAAGAAGTATAGTGCTTGCGCATTTGTGCGGCACCAGAATAACCAGTTAGATCTACTACTTCGCCGGCATCATCAAGCACGTCGATTTCTGTACTGAAATCAGCGCCTTGGTCGATTTGTAAGTTTGCTTTAATTGCCATTTACTCTTCTCTTATTAAATAGGCGATGGTATACCAGATGTATCTGCGTCTAAAACAAAATAATTGCTTGCAACTGTTACCTGAGTTATTTTATGACGAATGTAGCCTCGCATAAATGCTGTCGATCTTGAATTAAACTCGTTTGCAAAAACTCTCCAAACATAACTGCTAGAAAGATCCAACCATGTATCAAGAGGAGAACTTGTATCTAACGGATCGCCACTTACTCTTTCCACTAAAATTTGGTATTGACCAGAATTAGCAGAATTTACAATCCATGGATAACTTCCGCCTGGCCAATATTCTACATTTCCAGAAGAGTATATAGCCCATTCTGCCGTTGATCCTCCAAAACCATCTCCAGGGTTTTGAACAATATCATCGCTCAATTGAACTTGGTCTACGAACCCCTTCCAAGTACTTCCATTATAAACTTTAGCGTTGGTTGTATATAACCATTCTGAACCATTCCAAATACGAAAAACTGCGCCACCATCATCATATTGAAAATCAAAAGTGTTATTAACTATTGCCCATGATGATCCGTTCCAATAGTGCATTGCCATTAGATTTGAATCCAAATATCGCCAGTTGCTGATGCTGATGGTTGTGGACCCTGCACAAACACCTGTCCACCGCCAGTATAACCTGATGTTACGTGACGTAGAATTGGAGCTGCTGCTGATGCTGCACTTCCTGGAGGTCCTTGTGGACCGACTGCGCCTTGTGGACCAGTAGGTCCTTGAACTGTAGCACCAGCAGGTCCTTGTGGGCCTGTTGGACCTTGTACAGTTGCTCCAGCTGGACCTTGCGGACCAACTGGTCCTTGTACAGTTGCTCCAGCTGGACCTTGCGGACCAACTGGTCCTTGTACAGTTGCTCCAGCTGGACCTTGCGGACCAACTGGTCCTTGAACCGTAGCACCAGGAGGACCTTGAACTGTAGCACCTGCTGGACCTTGCGGACCTGTTGGACCCATAGGACCTATTGCACCTTGAGGACCTGTTGGTCCCATTGGTCCGATTGGACCCATTGGTCCTGTAGAGCCTTGAGGACCTGTTGGTCCCATTGGACCCATTGGTCCGGTAGATCCGACAAATCCTACTGGACCCTGAACAGTAACACCGGGAGGACCTTGTACAGTAGCCCCAGAAGGTCCTTGTGCTCCAGTGATACCTTGTGATCCTGTAAATCCTACTGGACCCTGAACAGTAGCGCCAGCCGGACCTTGAACTGTAGCGCCAGATGGTCCCTGAGCTCCTTGAGCTCCAGTAGCACCTTGTGATCCTGTAAAGCCAATTGGTCCCTGTGCGCCAACCGGTCCTTGGGCGCCAGTCGGACCTTGAGCCCCAGTAGCACCCTGTGGTCCAATACCACTTATCCATGATACGTTGGTACCATCTGTTCTTAGGAAGAACCCGGTTGCACTGCCTTGAGCTGGAAGAAGATTGTTTATAGCAGCGGCACGTGTTGATGCATTTGTGCCACCTTGACCAATGTTTAGAATGCCATTGGAGATAGAAGAAGCGTTTACAATCAAGCCTGTTGCGTTTGCAATAATACCATCGCCGGCACGAATATTAATTGTTGTTCCGTTGGCATTAATAATAGAGTTTGAAAGACTTAGATTGTCGGCAGATACCGTGAATGTTCTCGTTGTATTACCAAGTAGGACACCATTTGCATTCGGGATCAACTCACCGCTGATCTCCGTATTACTAAATGTAAGGTTTCCTACAACCTCTAGCGAACCGTTGACTGCGAGAGTCTGACGAATTCTCATGTGTTGTGTAATTTCTACATTTGAAGTAAATGTAGAATCACCGTTTACTAATAATCCATTATCTACTTTAAAATTAGTGTTTGCCATGTCAACCTTACTTAATTAGATGAGCTATAACTTTAACCGCGGAATTTGCAACGGTTTGTTGAAGATATAAATTCACATTGTTATCTAAAGTACCAGTATTTGCTGTAAACGTTCCAAGAGGAGATGCAGCGCCATTTGAAGCAACTGTACCATAAACTGTTACAAACGCATCGGTTGTACCATTGTGAGCAAGTACAAGTTCAGAAAGCTGTGTGTTACTACCTTTCTTTACTTGAACTTCAAACTTGGCCGATGAATATGTTGCTTTAGGGAATGTGTAGATTAGCACAGGTCCAATTACGTTTCCAATATCACCATTTGCAGATACATCAACTACATAATCTGTTTTGAATGTAGTAGTTCCACCAATTGTAACAGTGTTTGATAGTGTTGTCGCGCCAAGAACACCAAGGGTTCCATCAGTTTCAATTGCAGTGGATGTAATGAATGTATTAACACTGCCGGTACCTACTGTAATTCTTGTTAATGTAAGATTAACATTGGCACCAACATTCATTGCAACTGATGCATTTGCTGTCGTAGTATTCATGCCACCAGAAAGAGTACTTAATCCAGCTACACCCAGTGTATTTGATAGTGTAGCAGAATTAGTTACAGCAATTGTGTTTCCAAAGCTGGCTGCGCCGGTAACCGTAATCGTATTTGAGAACGTAGCGGTATTTGTTACACCAATAGTGTTTGAGAATGTAGCTGCACCAGTTACACTCAACGTATTTGATAGTGTTGTAGTATTAGCAACCGATAGAGTACCATCAGTTTCAATACCAGTAGCTGTAATGAACGTATTCTCAGAACTAGTACCGACTGTAATTCTTGTATTTGAAAGATTTACGTTAGCACCAACATTGATTCCAACCGAAGCATTTGCTGTTGTAGTGTTTAGGTTACCAGAAAGAGTGGTTAGACCGGTTACACCAAGCGTGTTAGATAATGCAGTAGCACCAAAAACGGTAAGTGTGCCGTCTGTCTCGATCGCAGTGGCTGTAATGAATGTATTAACACTATTATTGCCAACATTAAATCTATCTAATGTAAGATTAACATTGGCGCCAACATTTACAGCAACAGAAGCATTTGCCGTTGTGGTATTCAATGCAGCATTTAGTGATGCAAGGCCGGCAACAGTTAGTGTATTTGATAGTGTTGTAGTATTAGTAACCGCCAATGTATTAGATAATGTAGCAGCATCAGCAACTGTTAATGTACCATCGGTTTCGATTGCAGTGGCTGTAATGAATGTATTAACACTACCGGTACCTACCGTAATTCTTGTATTTGAAAGATTTACGTTAGCGCCGACATTCATCGAAACGTTTGCATTCACTGTTGTTGTATTTACATTGCCAGAAGCATTTGCTAGACCAACTACTGTTAGTGTGTTGGATAATGTGGCATTGCCAGTAACAGCAATTGTGTTTGAGAATGTAGCATTACCTGTGATAGCAACGGCATTTGAGAATGTAGCATTACCTGTCACAGCAATAGTGTTTGACAAAGTAGCATTGCCAGTTATGGCTAGAGTGTTCGATAATGTAACGTTGCCTGTTACAGCTAGTGTATTGGATAATGTAGCATTACCAGTTACAACAATCGTATTTGCAAAGTTAGCATTTGATGTTACATTAGCAGCACCAGAAATTGTCAGGTAGTTGGTTGGTGTAATTACTAGATTAGCAATACCAGACCAAGAACCGTTACCAAACTTACTGTCGAATGAACTGTTGGCAACAACTATCGTTGTAGCATTTGCAAAGACATTTGCACCAATGGCTACCATAGTAGTATTGGCAACAAACAGACCAGTACTAAAAGCGTTCGCAGTCATGTTTGCTGTGGTTGTAGCATCTGCAACTTGAATGCGTGTTGGTGTAATATTCGTGTTGACAGTACTGCTAGATTGTGTTATAATCAGACTACTGTTTACAAAGGAATTAGCAGATCCTAAGCCAAGGTAAACACCAACTGGATTCAGGTAGCTGTTCGAGGTGCTGTTTCCGGCAAGAACACGAATACCAGCGTCTGCTGCAACATAAGCTGTAGCATTTGATGTAATGACTAGATTTGCAGAGTTGCCAGTTTGAACGTTACCACCACGAAGAGCAGTTCCAACTGCAATAGTGTTTGCACCAAACGTACCCCAAAGCTGAGCGGTACGAGCAATAGTATTATTGCCGGTGTTAGCAACAGTAGTATTTGCAGTAATAATTTCAGTCGAAAAAGCGTTCAGCAGCTCGTTAGTCTGGAGCAACCAAACTTCAAAGCTATCAGTAATGATATCAACGTTAGCTACTTGTCTTGACATTAATTATTCCTGTGTACTAACTGCACGAGCAAAGACTTGATATCACGTAATTCATTTTCAACATCAGTCATTCTCTTGCACAAACTGTTGTTTCTTTTGCTTGCTTCTCTTGCAGCTAAGAACTTCTTATATTCTTCTTCATTGTTATTTATGATAACGCCAGAGTCAGTATCTTTTACATACCCTGGATGATTTGTATCAACTAACATTATGCAGAGACTCCAATCACTTGGATTTGCTCTACCTTCGGAACAACGTGAGTGTTCTCAGAAAGAAGAACAATCTTAATCTGCATTGTGTTATACGTATCAAACTCTGTATAAGAAGAAGTTACATAGCGAGCAACGTTATCATTGGCAATATTATTCCAAGCAACGTTCTTGTATTTTAGCTTCTCAATACCAACATCACCTACAATATTAGCATTTGTAATTGGTTTAAAGACGGTGATGGAGCCGGTTGCACCTGGAGATGCCGGTGCAGTTACAGTAGCTACTGGAAACACTTCATGATTCTGTGGAGTAAGAATACTGTATATTCTAATCAGATCGCCAGTTGCAAGAGTTGAAGATACATCAGCTGTCGTAACAATATTGTTACTGCTGCTTGTTGTCAAGAAGTTGCCAGATAAACTAGCATGAACTTCAGGATATTGTGGAAGACCATAAGTGTATTCCCAGATATCCTTTGGATCTTCTGTGCTGTATCTGTCAGTGTTATTCTTTAGCTCTAGTGGAGTCCATGCTTTGTCATCAAATGCATCTTTATCAGCAGAATTATGCAACTTGGCATAAGCTTTAATCTGAGTACCAGATGGACGATAACCAGCCAGATAGACTACAACGTCTTCAGCATACTTACCTTCACCAAATGAGATCTTCTTAGAGATGTACTTGGTTTTAGCAAGACCGTTGCGATCAACTTCTGTATCATAATTCGTAATACTGCCACGTGTTGCAGTAATGGTATTATTGATATCATTTTGATAGAAGAAGAAATCAAGCTCGTTCGTCTTTAGATAAGGAACAGAGAATCTATTTGCTTCAGCAACTGCAACATTAAAGCTTACGTTGACAACTGCTGACTTTCTTTCGGTGCCGAACAGATTCGAGTTGATTACTTCAAGTGATCGTGAAAGAATGTATGATTCTCTTGGAGGATTATTAAACTTCAGAAGCTCAAGATTATCTGTTGTTGCAGGTATGTAATCTGTAGAGTTAGCAATTGCATACACCATCGAATAGTCAGATGTTGTAGGATTACCAATCAGGAACTTTGGCTGAAAGTTATCAACTTTGAATTTATCAATTGAAGCTACGTTTGCCGAAGCACCAGATCTTTCTGCAATAATTCTCGTGCCAGTGACAAACTTAAAATCACTATTTGCGGCATTAGAATCAACAAGATAAATCTTATTCTTGGTATAGTCGACATAATATGCAACACCGACTGGTGGAACTTTAAGTCCAATTCCAGTAGCAGTAAAGCTTGGGAATTTATCAACAGTCATAGTAGTAGCATCAATAACGTTTGTAATTGTAAGAACATTTCTTACTGAACCGTTAGTAACTACAATTTTATCATTGATGCTATAGTTGGAGAATACTCCAGTTCCAGATGCTCTTACAATTGTATTGCTTGTTGAAGAAACGTTAACTGTAATATCAGCAGCATCTGCAATGTTTTGATAAACATATTCGCCGCTTGCAATAGCTCCAACTGTTGTTCGATCAATTGTAAAGAACTCATAGTCTTTATTCACAAGTGGAATAGTAATATTATCAGAATTAAATTGTGCAACCTTTACACTGAACTTAAGATCTTTATTACTAAACTTGTCATAGCTACTTGAATTAGTTGCCTTATAAAGGAAACCATCAAAGCGTGACTGCGAACCTGGTGAAGCAGTATTAGTTACACCACCTGCTCCTACCAGTCTATCTCCCTGAACATTGGTCCAGATGTCATATGCTGGATCGTTATACTTAATAACAATGCCATAGAACCGTGCAGATTTAATTAAAACCGGATTTGAAAATCCAACAACCGTTGGTGTCTGTGCATCATTACTAATGTTGACAGAATCATAGTCGATTGATTTTACCGAATTCACAAGCACGCGATTCGGATTAGGATCTCCGTTTTCTACTTCGCAAATCCAAACGTTGATGCCCGGTTTAAAGGCACCACTCACGTTTGCATTTTGCGCAGGCTTAGCCTTAAAGAATAGATCTACGGAAGTCAACATGATTTCAGAAGCGCTAGCAACCGTATCAGGATTTACATAGAATGTTTGGATGTAGTCAAATGTCGACATTAATTCCTCTTAATCTTTTCTTTATTTATTCTTAGCGAAGACGCTCATTCACGTTATCCCAATCAAAAATACGAACGTTATTATTATCAATAGCGTCATGAATTGATTGTGAACTAAATCCAGCAGGAATTGCTGATGTAGTTGCTCTATCTGATGTAGCAGCCTGTGTAGCAGTTTGTGATGTATTCAGTGTGATTGGTTGATCGAATCCAAATGGTAGGCCTGTGTAGTATTTAACACCAATAGATCCTGTTGTCTTCGAGTTACCATCGTACGACTGAACTGTAAACACCTTCACACCAGCTTTCGATGCTGCAAGCTTATTCTGTTGCTCAAGATCAGTAGTAGCTTCATTGATTCCTGCATCATAGTAGAAATCAAAGTTTAGAGTACCATTCATGTCTGCCAGAAGACCAGTTGTATTTGTGGTCGACGTTCTTGATTGTGCGCACTTCGATGTCTGATCTTCGCCTTCAAACATAAACTTGTGATATGTATTTGGCTTCAGACCAGTAATAGAAATTGAGAATTTCTGTGCATCAGAGATAAACTCACCAATTGCAACCGAGCCAAATATATCATTCATATAGTTTGTTGACAGAGTGATTGTGAATTCAGCTGGTGAAATTGTATGAACAACACCAGTGTAATCAAAGTTCGCAGGATTTGGAACGATACGTGTTTCAGTGGTTACCACATCCGACGGATAATAAAGCTTAAATCCATAAGTTCCAGATTTTCCTTGTCCGCCATGGTTCTTACCCTTGTAAACACGAAGCTTGTAGTAAATACCATCGTTTGGATTGTGCGTCCAAAGAAGCTTAAACTTATCTTCAACGAAACCACCAACTGGTCCATAAGACTTACGTGTTATAGAACCTGGGTTTTCGATCTTTTTGCCATCGTTTAGAATGCTAAGACCCTTGGTAGAAATATCAGCATTTGTAATTGTTTCAGCAGCTGCTGATGTATATGTTGTAACATAAGTACCACCAGAAGTTGTTGACTGGAATACTTCAAGAGCTATGTTATTATCACGGCTATTAATATAGAATTCAACAGGTCCTGTTAGACTGCTGAATGTATAGAAGAATTCTTCATATACCGAGCCGTTGTCGCTGCGAGCTGTACTACGCTGAGACTGAATAGCAACTTCAGTTTTCTGAGTAACTACTAGAACTTCAACTGGTCCAGATGTAATCACAGCACCGTCGGTAGCATCATTTTGAGCTACGATTGTGAATTCATTATATGGAAGAGTTACAATACCAGTTGAATTGTCTTCTGGTTTGAATTCAAGATTCAGTTCGGTTAACTTAGGACCAAGTTGATCTTCCTTAATTGTACCATAGTACTCAGGATTTCCAAGATCAGAATAGTTATAATCTGTAAATGGATCTACAAAGAAACCAAAGCGGAAGCGATCGTTTAGTGAGTCAAGTGACGAAGGAATATATCTTGCTTTTGCAAGAGCTTCAGCCAGCGTAAATGATACGTAGTATTCAAGAGTTTTGATACGATTCTCAAGAGAAGCGATATCAGTCATCTTGTATCCCTTGACTTGGATACGTGAACGATCAGTTGCACTAATAAGTTGAGTTACGGTATAGTTCTTAACTCTTCTTCCAAATGATTCGTTAGCAACTTTAGTATCAATAATCTTAGCCATGTCTGCAGATTTTGATTCTGGCAGAGAAGGATAAGGTGGAATCTTAAGAATTTGTAGTGTAATGCTGTTTTGTGGCTCTGGTGGAATTTCATCCTGTGCGCCATTCTTACCAGCACGAACAACAAAGTCTCCGTTGCTATCTACAACAACACGATCTGATCTGCCTAGACAATATACAATGTTAGCAGTTAGATCTGTATCTGGCACAGGGAAATATTTTTCACCTGCTATGAATCGATTTGAAGAACTTGGTTCAGACGGATTAATAATAGATAGAGCATTTGCTCCAGCTGGCACATTAGAAATGTCTGTAACCAGTTTAATTGTATTTGCAGAGCGTGGACGGAAGTCATACTGATCACGCAGATCATAGTACTTGCCGCTGGTTCCCAGAACTTCTGGGATTTCCATTGTGTGCACACTTTCAGAAGCAGATAGCGCTGCAAAGTCTAATGAGTCATCGACTGTATAAGAACTGATAGTTTTAACACCTGCCTCACCGCCGGTAAACACGTCATACTGTACAAGTAGAATATCATTCGATACAAGTTCAGCTGCACGAGGTTTTCTATACAGATAAGAAGTATCTAGATAGTCTTCCTTTTGATTAATATCAATGTAGAAGTCGTTCGTAACATCAGATACACCATAGGTATTTCCAGTAAAGAATACTGGTTGGCCTGTGAGTGTGTGGTTTTCTGATGTTGTAGTTGCTCCTAGTTGGATATTTGCTCCACCACGAGCAGAAGCAAGAGCCATACCGCTGGTGTTAGCGTATACGGCATAGTATGTTCCAGCATCTGTAAGGTTGGTAACCGTTGTTGTACTATCAGCGTAGACTACCGAATCACCATTTGCAAATGGGTTGTTGGATATCTGAATAAACGCAGTTTGAGTACCAGAGTTTATGATGCCAGTATTAGCATTGAAGTTCAGAGCTCTTGATTGGCCATTTGCTACATATACTTTTCTTAGACGGAAAGCATCAGAAACACCAAGTGCCCAAGGGCCACGAGTACCACCAGCATTATTTGAACAAACAGCACGTGTATAAATTGAGCGAGTTACGCTTTTTACTGCTGATGCAATATTATTTCTAGTTGCATTATAGACAACCATCATGTCAGCAGATGTAGAACTTCCGGTACTCGCATTAGCAATGGTATTTGCTAGAGCAATAACCATAGTGCCTGGCGATGTAACAGTTGCTGTGCGAGTTGTTTTGCTAGTTAGCGAAATTGGAACATTGGCTGGATAGTAAAGCTTTACTGAACCGCCAGAGTATGTTTGACCAGGACCCGAAGTAAGAATCATTGAAGACGCGCCAGTTACCTGAGCAACCTGACTAATAACTTCATTACCACCCGAGCTGTTTAAGAACTTAACAAAGTCACCGGCACTAAATACATTTAAGAAGTTAGTACCACCGGCACCAGCAACCTGAAGATTTGAAGTAGAGCTTGCGCCAATAGAAATTGTTCCTGATGCGTTTGCTTGTGCCTGATAGTTTCCTTTAGGAATAACTAGCAGTTCTTTCTTTGCTGAATCGCCAAGAACTCCAGTATACGGGAAAGTTTCACCCGACCCAAGATTTAATGTGATTTCGCCGTTTGTAAGTGCTTCTTCACTGCTATTAATAGTTCTATATGTGTATGTAATTCTTTCTGCTGTTTGCATAGCAGGAACAGAACTATATAGTAGAGAAGTACCAGCCGAATCTTCTAGAATAGCTGCACCGCTATCACTTAGTACTACGTCGGCAATACCCTTATTTGTTCCGCCATAATATATTGAGCGAACAAGACCGAAGTTTTTGCCGGCTTCCATGACAACATCGAAAAGATAGAGTCTGTATACAGCATTCGGCGATCCAACTTCACCTGTTTCAAGTGTGATAGAACGAATTCTTGCTTCTCCAAGCTTTGTTCCTGGAGCAGCAATTGCACTACCGGCTGGTACACCGGTTGTGATGTACGTAGCAGCAGATCCTTGAAGATCAACCTTGGCACCTTCATTGAAAGAAAAGTTTCCGCCAAGTTCTTTTACACGAACATAGTTGCCGTATCCAAGACGAATTCTTGCAGCAGGATTGTTTGATGTTGCAACACCCTTAGCAATGCTTGTGCTATATTCACCTGTTTCAACTCTGAAACCATTGATATAAGCTTTACCCGGATCAACTGTCATTTTAAATACAGTTTCTGTTTCAGAGAAAGTCTTAGAATCGCTTACATTTACAATGAACTGATCTAGAACATAGTTACCAGATTCTTCATATGTTCTTTTAGCAATCTCGTTGCCAATTACATTATATACAGTTGTTAGGTTCTTCTTATATGGACGACCATCAGCAAACTCGATAATTGGAAGGAAGTCAGTATTTGCATCTGCAACTTCCTTATCAAGAACGCGAAGTTCTGGAGTTAGCTTAAGACGATCAGCACCAGGAGCTGCGTAGTTATAAGTGCCAGTAGCGTTATCAAGAAGTGATGTATCTTCATTGCTATCAATAATATCCTCTGCAGTATAGAATCCAACTGACTTATCAAAGTTTGTGTTGGAATACTTACTTACAACTGCTAGTTGTGGAGATACTCTTGAGAAAAATCCCTTCTGGTAAATAGTACCTTCATCAACAGTAACACCGTAACCAGTACCAATTGGAATTTGTGCTGTGTTTGCAACAGTAATTGTTGCCATGTAGTTAAGAGCTTCAACATCTAGATCACCAATTTCTGTCGCAGACAGAGCTGATGTAGATTGCTTCATTACTGTTACGTGTGGTGGTACATAATATCCTGTACCCTGACTAGTAACAGAGATCGAAGTGATTTTACGTGAAGCATCTGTTACTAGAGATCCAGCTGCGCCTGTACCAATTAGTGCTACAACGTTTGCAGTAGCAAATGGCGCAGTTGTGTTGCGAATTGTTTCACCAACACCAACACGCCACAATGTAGTATTAGCAGTACCGTCAGCAAGATTGTTTGCATACGGTCTAACTTTTAGAATAAGAGCTTCTGTATTTGTAGTAGCATCTGTTGATATAATAACAAGATTGGCTACACCGTTTTGAATTGTATGGCCTGCTGAAAATGAACCAGGTGCGAATGTTTTACCACCGGTTGAGTTCTGTACAGCGAGAGCTGAAACAACTACTACTCCATCAGTATTACTAAACAACGATGAACCGTTATTTACTCGTGCCTTAAAGATTGGATAGAGTGGACTGTATACAGTAAGAGTTTGACCTGCAGCAAATGTAAATGTATTCGAATCTGAACCAGATGAATTGTATTTTACATAAAGAGTATTTAGATCTGGAGAACGTGATTCGAATCCAGCAACTGTCTTCACAATATGACCAGCTACGTTTGAACTGTTACGTACAGACATGCCTTCGAAAGCAGTAACAGAAATTGGTGTTCCATCTGCTTCTGTGTCTTTAATCTTTACATAAGGAAGAACATCGTGGCGAATAATGTTACAACCTTCAATGATTGTACCACGCTTAAAGATGTTATCGCCAAACTTCTCAACTTGGTTTTGCAGAATACTCTGGAGTTGATTCAGCTCACGTGCCTGAACAGCTACGCCTGGACGGAAAAGAACACGATAAAAGTTCTTTGTCGGATCGTAGTCGTCGTAATATGGAAATACGTTTAGGTCTGTTTGCAGAGCCATTTAATTAAAACTCCAAGATTATCTTTATAATTTCTGATTTGTTGCCGCTTCGAGTAATCGGATCTAGATTTTCAAGATATAGAACCTGGCCACTGCCGACAACAAAGTCTCCAGGATATTTATTAGTCAGATTATTGAGCGAAGCAAGAGAAGTTACGCCTCTAATAGGTCTTACGCCACCTGGATCTAAATTGTAAATACCAAACTTATTACTGATGTACATATGATCGTTATCAGATCCGTCTGTAAGTTCGATATGGTGGAAAGCACCACGTGGTTTAGCATATGGTATTAAGCTAGTTTGTTCAATAACTTCATCTTCAAGGAAACTTGTTCCACCGGTCGGGAAGGTGCCAGTTAGTCTTGTAAGTTGAACAGCAGTATTAAATCCTCCGGCCGCTTTATCATTTACTTCAATTGGAAGAGATGGAGAGGCGCCAGCAGTTGTTTGAATAACGCTAGTCGTATTAGAAGTAAGACCAATAACTCTAGAATTTTCTGTGAATACACCCGCAACATTTGAAAGAGTAATTCTTCCAGCACTTACAGATGAAACTTTTCCAGACGCTTGAAGAACAAGTGCTGAAACTTCACAGTTATCTCCCGTGAATGTCGAATTTGTTGTTGTAGTAATTTGGTAATCCTGAGGAACACCTGCCACCTTTGAAAGAAAAAGATTGGTTCCACTTGTAACTAGAACATAATCACCAGCAACAAAGTTATCTTTAAACGTAGGTGTCTGTGGATTGGCAAATGCTACAGCCAACTGGCCGTTAGTTCCAGAGGTAGCAGTTACTTGCAAAGTAGGCAATTCAATATAGTTATTACCTTGATTAGATACAGTAACGCCAGTAATAACATTTGATGTTAAGGTAACAGATACGGCAAGACCATCTCCACCAGAAAGAGGATTAGTTACAGTCACGGCTACGTCTGACGAATAGCTTTCGCCGCCATTAATAATACTAACAACAGAAGAAATACGACCTTGATTTGTTTTCTTAATCGTAGTACTGCCGGATGTAACTGAAACGTTTCCATGAAGCTTAAATTGCTTAAATTGGTGAACTGTTTCACCAATGCTAAATCCAGTGCCAAGTGTATTTGCAGTTTTAAGAATAATATCTACGTTTGTATATAAAGGATTCTTAATAATACCTACTTGACGGAAATCATTCTCGACTGGAATAGTCGAACCTTCGCTATTTGTAAACTTAGTACTAATGCAAACTCTTTTGCCACCCAGCTCGGTAGTTGGATCTGATCCATGACCATTTATAGGCGAAATAATTGGCTGCAATGTTGCCGCAGTAAAGCCAGCGCTACCTGATACAGAAGCTGGAAGATCAATAAACACGCTATCAACTGTAACTGGAATACTGTTTGTAGTTTTTCCTGCATATGCTTCGCCATAGCGATAGCCTGCGCCAACGGCAAGCATTTCAATTTCTACAATTGAATTAGAACTTGCGCTGTCAATAATAGCTCTACCTTCGGCAGCTGTTGTTTCACTTCCATCTCCCCATATGTAAACATACGGATAAACTTCATATTCATCGCCGGCTGCAGGAGCAGGATTAAATGGTGAATCTAGAATAAAGATTTTTTGGCCACCTTGGCCACGATAATCTACAATACGACGATATTGATTTGCAGCACCGGCTGAAGACTCAGTAATCTTAATTACACAACCTGCGTAATAATCATCTTCTGCTTCAGCAGTATCTGGTGCACCGTAGATTTCATCATTACCACCAACACTGATGTCAGTAGTTCTAAAAATGCCATTATTAATGTAGTTATCATAACCTTTGCCGCGTGTAATAATATCAACTACTTCAATAGTGCCTGGAATGGCCGCAGCTTCTACTGTTGTATTTGCAACGACTGGAATATAGTTTGTTGTAGCAAACTTTTCATACTCTGCTTTGGTAATACTATACATGTACTTCCAAATATATTCATCACCAGTAGGATATGGTTCTAATGATTTTACAGATGGAGCGTCAGTAGAACTTACTTGTACTGTACTATTACTAGCATTGAATAAACATTTGAAAACATTAAATTCTGTACCGGCATCTACAACCGTATAGAATTTCTTGGTATCTAAATTGCCATCAGTATGATCGTACTTATCGTAGTAAGTACCAGAAGACCAAAGATACTTAGGAATAACATGAGCTACATCGCTAGAAGTAATCCTCTTAGCAAAGATCATATCGTTATAAACATCAATGTTTGTAGACTTGATGCTATTGTTTGGCGTGGTTAGAACAGCATCACTTCCAGGATACGGAGTATGCTTGCCGGCAAAAACAAAGTAATCATTGTTTGCAAAAGAACTCACAAAACTTGCGGCACTTTCTACATTAAAATTTGTTGTTACAAGTTTTTGAGTAACTGACATTTATTCCTCGATCGTCTTTGTCAAGTAATGGCCGGATGTATCTACATCAGGTGTTGTATTAGCTATTATATTTATAGGAGTTCCACCGGCAGATGTTGCAAGTTTAACAGTAGATCCGGATGTTTGTACAATATAATAGTTGGTATTATTGGCTAATGGCGAAACAGCAACATTTGCGGTTGCGGTTGTGTATCTTACAATATCACCATTTGCAAATGGATTTGATGTAATGTCCGTATCGATTGTTTTATTTGCCGTGCTTACATCACCGGCTGAGTTGAACTTCACTTCTTGACCAGTTGCAATTTCAGAAAGTTCAACTGTAATAGAATCTTCCTCGACAACCAGTGCCGAACCAAAGAACTTAGTACCAGCAGTATGCATAACCTTCTTGAACATGTCTGCATAACGATCAACAGAGATCTTCGACAGAATCTCGTACGAGTATTCTTGATAGTAGTCACCGTCATGAATGTACATGTCTTCAGATAGGAAGCCCTTTGAACTTCTATAATATCCTTCACCAATGCCGTGTCCATCAACAACAATTTTAATAGACCCTGAACGCGCGCCGTCTGCTGAAGTGTATTGTAGAACATCACTATTCGAATAACCAACACCAGAGTCTACAACCTGTAGAGATGTAATTTGGCCATTTGCTGTAATAACGTTAGCTTCAATCTGAGCATTTAAACCAATCGGATAGATAAGGTCTAAATCTTCAGTAACTCCTGTGATTTGAGCTTCTGCACCAGAAAATTCACCGAGCAGAAGTGAAACACTTGGAGGCGAACCCGGTCTAAATGTATTTTCAAAACTAAGTCTCTTTACGCGAACTGCAGTGGTATTGGCTGACTTGACAATACCCTTTGCAGTAGATGTAATTTGATACAAGCTTGCAGTAGATACATTTGCACTAACATACGGATTTGAATATGAAAGCAGTGTATTTGATGATGTTACATTGATTGTGGATGTATTACCAGATACACGAACATAATCGCCAGTTGTATTTGAGAAGATTGATTGTACACTGGCATTCATTACTGGAGTTGTGCTTTGATACACGCGATCACCAGGTAGGAATCCAGGAATTGTAGAGAATGTATGTGATTCCAGTGAGGCCGCAGCTGCATTAATTGCTTTTACTGTTCCACCGCGTGCATCCGACAGTTTGAATCCAACCGTGTTTGCATTGACAATATAGTATGCAGTATTATTTGCCAGACCATCGATAACCGTGTTTGCCGCCGGCGTACGATATATTACTCTTTGATTGTTTGCAAACTCATTTGCATACTTGACAATGTTATGTCCATTTGCAGCTGGATTATAATATCTCAGGAAGTGACCGCCGCCACCTGGATCCAAAGCAGTAATATTTACGTTCGCACCGCCAGCAGTCTCAGACAGAGCAAGACCAGTTGTGTTTGCGTATCTTACATAATACAGTGCGTTGTTTGTTAGACCGGTCACAGCAGTATTGCCGGCACCGGTAATGTATCTTACCTGTTGACCATTTGCAAACAGTGTATTTGCAGTTGCAATAGTAATAAAATCATTGCTATTTTGAACGTTTGTGTTTGAGTTGAATGTCGCAACATTCGAAGCCTGAGTCAGGTTAATATTTGCACCACCCTGACTAGTCGCTAGCGTAATGCCAGACGAGTTAGACATTGCAACATAATAGAATGCATTGTTAGCAAGAGAAGATAATGCCGTGTTTCCATTATTAGTATAATAGCGAACATATGTATTTACTGGATATATACCATTTGCATTTGTAATAGAAATAAAATCTGTATTGGAATTTACATCATCTGTTGTATTGAATGTAGAAGAATTTGAAACATACAGAATGAAATCATTTCCACTCTGGATTTCGTCGTCAACATTTACTGTTACAAGCTTTTCATCAAACGTATCACTATAAGCACCATTATCTACTTTTAGATCGTAGTACCTTAAATCTGCAAGAGTTTGATTTACTCTTTCTCCAACTGCATATACACCAGTTGCACCGGAAATATTAATAATAAAATCTCTACGACCAAATGCTGAAATATATGGTTGATAAGCAAGAACATATGGATCGACGTTGTAACCAGCTCCAGGGTCGATGCCTGAAAGTGCTCCAATAGAACCGAGTGTGAATTTATCAAACGTTAGACATGTAAAGATCTTATTCTTAGAATCACCTTGAGGATTCTTTGGAAATCCGAATGCAGCACCAGCAATTGGTAAAGCAGAATATACTTGATTTGCTTGATTAAGTGTAGTGTAAACTGCTACAGCATCAATAGTAGTATTTGTGGATGTTGCACCGTACTTAATAATATTACTATTTGCAAATGTGCTTACATCTGCAGTTCCGCCAGTAACAGAAAAGTAATTGTGGTTATCTTTAGTTCTTAATACGCCTGTTGATTTTTCAAAAACAGTTCCGTGTGCTAACTTATATAAGTAATGTCCCGCTTCATCCACTTTGTTATTAGCAAATGTAGAGAAGTTTGTGGAATTAATTTGATCAAACTTACGATATGGATGAGAAAGAATTACGTCTGTTGCCGTAGTAGCTGCAACATAGTAGTAATCACCATTATATAAACCATTTAGTGCAGTATTTCCAGCAGCAACTTGATATCGTACAATATCGCCAATGTTGAATAGTGTGCTAGCACTTGGAAGAGTAATTTTTCCAGTTGTAGCATTTACAGAACTGCTTGCATTAAAAGCAATTTTGTTTACTTCTTGATAAACACGATCACCAACAGCAAATGCAGAACTTGATCCGACTGTTAGAGTAACACGGTCGTAATCAAGTGTTCCTACACCGTTTGCCGAAATTAGATCTGTGCCAATGAAGATGTCTTCTGTATCACCAAGAGTTCCAACATTAAACTGTGCACCGGAACCAAAACTTGTTGTAAGTGGAATCGCTGTGGTATTGGTTGTTTGTGTAAAGAGTCTTGCATGCTCAGAAGCAATATAGTCACCACCGGCATTTGCTACCGTGTATGTAACAACAGTAGCACGACCTGTGTTTGCACCAGTATAGAATGTATCAGTTTCAGTAAAGTAACCTTTGATTGGAACAAAGGTAAGATTACCAGATGAAGTACCAGCATCGTGAGAGACAGTAAGAAGAAGACCCTCAGCGATCTTCTTTCCGGCACTGTCATAGCGATAGATTCTATTGCTATGTAAAAGTTCACTATTATTCGCTGTAGAATATTTTAGTGTACTAATGAACTTTCTAATATCATATACACCAACAGTAAGACTTACTGCAGTCACATTAGCAGAGATAGAAGAATCCGTAGATACTTCTAATCTTTCTCCAATTGGAAATGCGCCGCGTGTATTATTGATTACAACGGTATTACCAGTACCGTCTGCAGTAATACTCTGAATAGTTCCTCTGCCTACAATAGCAGAAGTATTTTTATATAGAACAGATTGATTTACAGCAAGCGTACCATTTTGATTTCTTAGAGTTAATGTGTACACTTGTGGTATACCCATTACCTTACCACCAATTGTTCTATCTTCAACGGTGTTGGCATGGAATGAAATGACATTGCCAGGTGTAAAGTATGTTGCTGTATTTGTAAACACGCCATTGACGTGTGAAATCATGATCGTGCCATTTGAACCGGTCTGATCAATATCGACAATCTTACCAGCCCCGGACACCTGACCATTTGATGCATAACGAGATAATGTTTGACCAATCGTTAGATTTGCAGTCGCACTCGTAAATGTGGCATTCACAATTGGTTCAACTGCCTGTTCGAACAGACGGAAGTATTGGTCGCTGTTTGTATTTGCTACAACGCTATCAAGTGTGATTACTTTTTCAGAAATAATTGATTCTGAATTGAGTGTGTATCCATATCCACCATCGATAAAGATAAAGTCTACGATACCAGTTGCTTCACTGACAGACTCAACTCGAGCTAAACCACCGAGACCGTTTGAAGTTCCGGTGAATGTAACAATATCACCAACTCTAAAATCGCGGCTACGATCTTGTAGAATTACACGCTTAACAGAACCAATGAGCTTAGCTCTTTTTGTTCTGTCATAAACTGGATTGTTATTGACATTCAGACCAAGCAATTCACCATTGGTAAACTCGCCTTGGCGTCCAGAGATATAAAGAATATCTACGTATCCAACCGAGGTACGACGACGAATGAACTTTTCTACGAATGCTTTGGCACCAGAAATAGCACCGATGATTTGCTTACCAACATAGTCAACGTTAAAGCGCTTGTGTGTAACTTCTAGATATTCTGGTCTTTCCCAGATACCATCAGAAACACGAAGAATGTTATCGGCTGGATAACGTACTTCAGCAGCTGTACCATATACCAATTTGAAGAACAAGTCAATAGAACGCTCAGTACCCTTTGAACGATACAGGTCGAGCGAGTTCTTAATTAGAAGTTCTTTGTTTGTGGCAGTATCAAACTGAATGTTTTTGAGATACTTTTCTTTGAACTGTAGAATAAACTCATCTACAGTCGTATCAATATCACGATAGTCTGGAAGCTTGCGAGCTTGGTAGAGAGCAGCAGGACCTATTGCTTTATTTGAGCTATTAGATGTATAACTAATGTTTGCAGATGAATCAATATAAGGGGTTACAATATCACCGTTGGCCGCCGTATAAGAACCGCTATTCTCCATCCATTCAAAATATGCTTTGGCAAAAGCAATGAACTGTGGACCCTCTTCCTGATAGAAAGAAGGAAACTGGTTCTCAACAAATGGAGAAATTATTGCTTCTATTTTCTTCATTATTCTCTAATCTGTTCGATTGTGATGTTCACGTCTGATTCAATGATATTTAATATCACATTCTGGATGGCAGTAATATCGCGTGATCTTGGCTCAGCATAGATCTTCAGTGATGTACCTACATAGTTTTGAATATTAAAGTTATTCAGTCTTACTACGCCTGTGTCGTAATCAACAGTTCCAATATCAATAATCTTCTTATGGTTTGCTCCAGTAGGAGTTACAATTCTCATAACACCATCACCGTTATCTTCTAGAACACAGTTCTGGATTCCATTATATGTAAACGCGGTTGATGTTACACCATGTACGTCAATAATAGGATGCTCATCACCTAATAGAGGAATTTCATAAGTCAGCGGACACTTAAAATCTATTGTTAAGTTTAAAGCAGTGCCGATTTGTGGAGTAAGATATTTTACTAGATTGATATCTGTTTCATTACTAATAATGCTGGCATCTGTTGCATCGACTGCTTGAACAAGCTTAGAGTATCTAAATGTTTTTGCAAAGCTATTTAGATTTGTTGATGCATAGTTTAGAATAGCATCAATAACATAAGCGCGAAGATCTTCAGGATTTAGACCTGTTCTGTTAATGTTATAACGAACAGTACTATCAACTTTAAGATAGGTATAATCTGGAGTAATGAAAAGTGGTTCCATTGCAACCGAAGAGCGTGAACGAAGGAATCTTTTGTATTCGTCTTCTTTAATCTTTGGTAGACCATCAACATCTGTCAGATCAACAGAAACAAAGATACGACCATATTGTGGAGGAGTTGCATCCTCACCACCGTATGCTATGACAGCATTAATTTCTGGATAGTTGGCCTTCAATAGATTCTCATAATCTTCAGCCGTGACTGCACGTTCTTGAGTTGTGAAAGCTCTTGGAGCATTGAACTTGATTGAGTTCAGATCTTCTGCAACGGTTCCATCTGCGGCTGCTGATAATGTTGTAATAGCTACATTGGCTTCATTATCAATACGAGCAGCATTAATAAATCTAAATGCGCCGTTCGGAAGTTCACCATTTGATGTTCTGTATTCGATTACTACAATCGAGTTATTCTTTGGCTTGCGTCCAACAACACCATCGCCAAATACTACTTCATATGTATCACCGACTGCTGGCTGTAAGAAGAATACTTTAGCATTTTCATCATGACCGAATAGCGAAGTAGCACGTGAATATTCTAGTGTTGTAGATCCATTGTCTTCAAGTACAGTAACAGTAACGCTGGAAATGTCAACGGTTTTGTTGTTAATCTTATAAATTAATGGATTGCCATAATCTACGGCATATGTGTCTGTAAGATAAACACCTTCATAGATATCAATAGATTCACTTACAAAAGAACTATTTGTTTTTGTAGTAAGTACTACGTTTTCATTTGTAGTAAACGTATAAGAAAAATCATTCACTCTTGAAATAAAGGTCGTGCCTTTAGGAACTACAATTGAGTTCTTTGTAGTATCCGTTGGAGTAATTCTTAGTTGAACTTTTGCTTTAGATGATGTAAACGAACGAGGAAGATAGTTCAATTCTTTTGCGTGTGAAACTACGCTATCACGAAGTCTTGCACTATCAAGAAACATCTCATTACCAACCATGTTCATATAGAAAGCATTTTGGTATGTATTATAAGCAAGCAGGTCCATAAGCACTGACATGTTACTAGAATCAAAATCATAATCCTTGAACTCAGTCTGTTCTTGGAGATATGCTTTTAATGATGTCTTGTAAGACGCAAAGTCTAACTGTGTTAGTATGATACTTGAATTAGCCATTATCTCGCTCTGTACAGTGTGAGGTTAAGAGTTACCGGATTAACATTATTTATTACTTCAAAAACGATGAATACATCATATGCTTGGCGAGCTTCAAATGGATAAATCTCAACGCTAAGAACTCGTGCTCTTTTTTCAAATTTAGAAATAGTATCTTCAATCATGTCTTTCATGCGAATGGAAGTTGTTTCCACCATTGGCTCGAAAAGCAATGATCGAATGTTGCATCCAACTTCAGGCTGAAAAAAGCGTTCGCCTTTATCAGTTTGAATAAGATTTCGAATTGATCTCTTGACAGACTCTTCGTTTACGTATTTTACTAAACGCTTGGTTTGAGGATGCGCGTTGAAGTTATTATAGAAGTCACTATAATAAGGTTCGCCGGTCTTCTCGGTCCTAGTAATCCTATCAATTCTAGAAATGTCTGCCATCTAATTCTCTTTATTTTTATTTATTCTACGTAAATGACTTCTACACAATCTGGAAGTAAGTTCTCAATTAAACTGCCAAAACTAAAGATTGGTGGTAAGAGTATGCTCAGTACTTCACATTCAGTCAGTGGATTCTTACCTGAAAGAATATCTGCTACTCTTTTAATAATCTTAAAGATCTTACCAACAATAGGAAACTGCTCTAAGATATAACCAGGAGCTTTGGTAATAATTTCATTAATCTTGACAATCAATCCACCCTTGAAGAACCTACGAGCTTTCTGGATAAACTCTTTGAAGGCATCTTCCAACTCATGAAAGATATCTTCTTTCATGACGATATCTCTCTTGTTTGTATCGACATCGATCAGATCGCCGAGCGTTCCGATCAGTGGAATCTGAATCGCCAGGATCTTTTCAATCACTTCATCTAATATCTTTTGGCCAAGATCCTCAACTGCTTTACCAGATAAGACATCTTCCTTGGCCTTCTTAATCTTGGCCTTGTACTCAGCAACCATCTTATCAAAAGCTTGTTCAACCGTAATGGTAGGATCCACTGCAGCAGTAACCAGATCATAGATTGGTTTACCAATAATCGGAATAGCCTTTACTGCTTTTGCAATAGCATTAGCCACAGATCCAATAAAGTCATTGATAAGTTCGTTAAACCAGTTCTTTACCTTATGCCATACTTCTTCTGCTTCAAGATCCGGTGCCTTAATTCCTAGACTTCCATCATACTTAGAATCAATACCAAGGAACTTTTTTACCTCTTCAAGATCTTCTTTAAGGGCTGCCTTTATCTTTTTTTGGCCGGCCTTTGTGAACATATCAATAATCAAAGGATCGTACTTGTATGGATTGCCTTTGTCATCTACTAGCGTTGCTGTTCCAATAAAAGGAATCGGAACGATAAAAGGATTAGGAACGCCAAGAAGCTTGGCAACGTCTAGAAGGATCTCTACGATACTTTTCTTAAAGTATTCTTCAATGTCTTTACCAAGTTCCCGTGCACGGTATCGAAACTCGAGCTCTTTTGATTTCAGTCTATCAAATGGCTTTGTTGTTATAGCGTCAACTGGTTGCAATATCTCTTCGATAGCAAGCACGGCAGCAATAACAGCCAACGAACACCCATCATCGACATCAGATGCAGACGCATTAAGTCTGCCCATTGTTCTACCAATGTTCTTAAAGTACGCGTTTAGTTCTTTCTTTCCAATTTTGCCGTCTGGTGGGCATTCCAACTTTGGAATCTTTGGAAGCTCAATAGTGATCGTCATCCATTAAGTCCGATTATGGTGCCTTGAATATTAACAACGCCGTTTGCCGATTTTATATTGATATCTTTATCAGCTACAATCTCAATCTTGCCATCAGCAGCTATAATCTGTAAACCGCCTTTAACAACAGAAATTTTATGGTCCTCCATTGTGACACTTACAGAATCTTTCATAGACTTTGTAATGATAGTGCCATCTGGAAAGATCTCAACATAAGATCCGGACTTATGATATACATGAATACGTTCTGCTTTTGGTGTATCGTCTAACTCTAGAACATGACCGCTCTCAGTTGTAATAGTTTTATTGTGCGGATATTTTGCAGCGTATTTGGTCTCTTCTTCGTGCAATCCGGTAACGTAATCCTTCTGTACAGGACCGACGCCTCGAGCATAACTGGAAATCGAATGGTTGTTATCATCCTGTGCATAAGCAATTGTACCAACTACATATGACAAAGCATCATTGATTTTGAATCCCAACACCTTTGAATCTACTGTAAGTCCATGTGGACTCATTCCCACGCCTTTTGCATTTGCACTGGCTGGAGACATAAGAACATGAGACCAGAATAGATTGTCTGGATTTTCACGATATTTACCTACAGAGTGGCCAAGCACTTCTTCAACCTGAACTCTACCAAGCTTTTCAGGATCGTCGATGCTATGAATCTTTCCTTCAAACCACTTTTGGATATCCATTATATCTTCCTTATATTAACTTAGCTGTTGGCAATTCGCCATAGATACCATCTTTTACAATTTCAAGTGCTTGTAAATACTGAGCGTTTTCATTGAAGTTTAGAATGTGGCGACATGACGTTACTAGATAATTACCAGCCAGAGTCTTACTTGATTCTCTGTAAGCGTTGTTTTCACCTGTAGTCAAACCATCATGAATTGGAATGTCTGCAGTAATTACATCACCAACAGTAATTGTTGAATCTCCGTAAATTGTAATATGAGCAATAGTATTTAAAAGATGCGCCATATAATATAGTCTAACAGCTTCAGCATTTCCACTGTCAGATTCTTCTACGGTAGGATCGTAGTATGTTAACTTACATGTGGTTTCATTTTCAGATAAATCGTTCTGTGTTTTGGCAGAAAGATTAATCGAACCTTCGTTTAAGTTTACAAAGTCCAGCTTTGTAGAATCAACTTCGATGTCTTCAACTTCACCTGTAATGATATTCTTTCTTTTAATAAGAACTTTACCAGCACCAATTGCACGGGCCGCAGCTTGACCACCGGTTTGAACTACTTTACAAGCAAGAATGTTTCTCCACTTTGAAGCAGTGATATCTGCTTCTCCAACTGGCATCTGAACAAAGTACTTATCACCAATCTTGTCTTTGCCTTCTTTAATCAAAGCTTCAAAAGACTTGAAGTGATATCCCTTACTGTTTTCAAAGAAAGTAAAGCAATGGCCTTTATAAGTACTCGACATTGCTTTCAAACGAATCTTATCAATTGCCACAAATGGATTCAGTCCGGTAAAATTAAAAGCTTGAAGTCCTTGGGTTTTCTCGAAGAATAGTGGTTTACTACTATCTAAGATACTTAGATGTTCTCGAATTGCTGTTTCACATTCGATTTTGGATTTCACATAAGGAGCATTCTTGATTTGTGTTGATTTAATAGCTTCTTTTGAAACACAAACCAAGGTGAACACAACACCCTTATCGTCTGGTAAAACAGTGCTCGGGTTTTGTTCTACGGGATAGAATTCATACTTGACAGAAGCTTCTGCATTGTCTTCATATGTAGTATAATTGATACTAATCTTTTGATCTAAAAAGTTAAAGTGACCGAACAATCCTATACGATCAACAATAATAAATTCAGCAATAGTTGTAGACTCTAGAACATTTTCATAGATGTCGGCTCGAGAACAATATGGTCCCAAGTGAATAATTCTACCAGTAGAAGTGGTGAGCTCAAACGTGTTTAGTTTGAACTGGCCTTCCCGCATAGAAACAGTCGTCATTTCTTAATTAACTCAACAAATTGCTTTTCAATGTCTGGCAAATAACTTGCTTTAATAATATTCACATATCTCTTTAGTTCGTTTTGCTCTTCTTCATAATCATATGCTGTTACAGGCGACCAGAAAGAAGCTTCTAAATCCGAAATATTTTTATTAAGAATTGTAGCAGAAGTAATACCATCTGCAGTGTTAGCAACAAACGCTCCAGTAATATGCTGAAGTGTGATTGAATTATCATCAGCATTCTTTAGAATGACAGTTCCTTCAGCATCGTCTTGCTCGATAACGTCTCCAACATTGAAGTTATCAAGATTGCTGGTAATCACTAACTTTACAATCTGGTTTGTTGAAACTGTCCAATCTTCTTTTACTCTTTCGTAACCGACAATCTGGCTGGTATTGTTTAGTTTAGGCTTCCAGTATTTTTTAATTACTGGTTGAAGATTATCATATACTGATTCGTTAATTAAACTCTCGTCTGACGACCAATCGTTTCTATAGAAAAGTATATTTCTTCTAGCAATAGTAGTTGATCCGTATTTTGCAGTAATGTAACTTTGAAAGTCTTCTGCCGATCTGTAATAATCGTGATACGGATCTATTACTCCATTCGACAAATAAATCAACCAGTCATAATATGGCGAGTTATAGTAGTTGTTTGAAATAATATCCGGTCTAGAAGAACCTTCTTCTAGAACATAGTCAAAATTCGAGTAAATGTCTCTCTTTGAAGAATCAATAAAATCAACTCGTGCTAAAATATTCTTAGCAACCTTACCATCATATTCTACAACTGGAAATCTGTTAAAGTATTTCATCGATTATTTGCTCCTGCAGCACCTTCGGCAAATGCACTCATTACTCCACTTACACCAGTTTCAACCAAGCGTTTTGCTTCTGCTACACCAGGAAGACGATCTGATCCACTGTCAGCCATTTTAACAATCTTAGTAGCACCATCTTCTCTTTCAGGAGTTCCAGCTCCAACACCATATTTGTTGGCTGTCTGGATTTCAGTTTCAATGAGCTCAATAGATAGTTGAATCATTGTTGGTTGCTTTGTGCCATGGAAAAATGATGGCAAACCTTGTGGAGCATAATTGATACTCACATCCTTTACCATACACGTATTAAATTTAATAAGGTCGCTGATCTCTGATGGAACAAATTTAATGTCAACCAGTGGAGGATATTGAAGAACAGGTGTACCAAGTTTACTAAATGCAGGTAAGCAATTCTGCTTGAAAAGATCAATCATAGCTCTTAATGATCTACTTTCATCTGCATTTCTTGGTGTGAATGTCCATTGGAAACTATGGTTTCTTAATTCAACACCTTCAAAGATTGCTTGCATGTGAGGGTTAGGAATAGCACCGGCCAGTTGTCCAAGAATTTCTCCACCTTGAGCAGAGAGTTCGCCAATTTTAGTAACAGCAGCATTGTACAATAGAGCATCTAACTGTGAGTTTGCTCTTGCACCATTTCCACCAGCAGCTGTAAATCCAACATCGGCCAAACCACCAGCAAATCCTTGTGCACTTGACTTTACATTAATTCCAAACTGCTCTTTAATTTCTCTTGGAATAGGAACCGCAAAGGTATCATATGGTACCAGTTCTGCGTTATAATGAGGATTTGGTCTTTTATATTGCTTAAATCGCATAAGCATATAGTACTCGCCAAGTCTCTCTGGGAACTGATAAAACTTTTCTCTGTTTGCTGCACCACCAGTGGAAATGTTTTTAGTAGCGTCTGATGCGCTTTCACCACCAGTTTTAGCGGTCATATTCTCGACAATATATCGAGGAGCCAAACGATTCTGTTCCGCTTTTGAATCTCTAAAGAAATCATCTTCAGCACCATTGGCCTTGGCATCACCAAAGCGAGATACGAAGTTAGATACGCCAGAAGAAGACAAACCTATTTTGCTTAGGCCTTTACCAATTAGATCTTCTACTGTGTTTTCTAGTTTTTGTTCAAGCTTATTCACGGCTTTATCAAGCAGGCGATTAGCAATTCCGCCACCATTCTTTTTAAAGCTTTTGATATTAAGATTGATAAGTGCCATTGGCTTCTCTTCTTTGAAAGTTCTCCTCTTATTTATAAATAGCTCTATGGCGTACAAAGGCTTTTTCAAACCACTTAACCCTTCGAAATACAGAGGTGATCCCACGAACAT